TTTCGAGTAATGATTTTTGTATAGCACCTATGTTTTTTGCATATTGTATATCTAAATCATTTGCATTTGCAGATGCTTGAACTTCTAGTGCTTTAATTAAATCAGCGTCAGTCTGCCTTGTAAAATCTCTTGTTTCTCTACCTCTTCTAAGAAACCCTGTAAAAAATGGAACAATACTCATGATTGTACCTCACTGTCATCTATATCTAAAAAACCTCGTGGTTCTTTGTTTTCTATCTGTGGCATAGCATCCTCTTCATCTTTCATTTGCATTATTCTATTAAACACCTGCGGATTGTTTTCTTTCATAGCATCTAGCATTTCAATATCATCAGCTTCATTTTGTTTGTCATCATTATTAAATACTTTTACTGGTATCTCTTTATCAAGTGCTATCTTTGTTACATAAACTACAATTGCAGGTTTTATTAATTCTGCAACATCTGGTGAGAACTCACCTTTTGTAAAACCGCCGAGTGCTATTGTGTTAGTTATCTCTTGTACTGATACACCTGTAAGCATAAGACGTGCTAATCTATCTTGCACACTAGGTTTTTCTAATTTATCAACTATCATGGATACAACTTTTTCTGGGTCTGACTCTCTAGCAGGCCTTTCCCACGGCCATTTGCCTACTGCTGTTGTTAATGAATGACCCGGAACAGGTGCATTTAATTGGTCTACGTTAAAATCTTTTGTTTTTAAACTCATGTTATGTCAGTGCCTCCTGTGCTACCAATTGATACTGTAGGGCCACTAGGACTACCGGGTTGTATAAAATCCATTGGTATGTTTCCGTTCATAGCTTGTAAAAAGTTTTTACTATTTACTAGTTGTGCTAATGCCATTTCTACTCTTGCGTCTGTCATTCCTACCATGCCTACTTTACCAGATGAATATTTATTTATACCACCAGTGTTTATATTTGGGTTTACATTTACAGTTTGAATAGTTGGAACAAGTGCTTGTGCTTTTTTCTTTGCATCGCTTTCTTCACCTTGCCCTCTACTTTTAAATATATTATAACCTTTTTTAGCAACATCAAAAAGTTTAGAGGGTTTACCAAACTCTCCTATTTTACCTTTTGTAGGTTTTGACCTAAGAATTACATCACTTCTTTGTAATAAAACTTTTGATGGCTCACCAAACAAAAACCCTTTACCTTTAGACAGAGTCTTTGATCCAGGAGTCAGTCAAAAAACTTTGATTGATGAAGGAGCTTTTATAACAACACCTGATGGTATTACATTTAAAGCAACACCTAAAATGTTTGATAAATATTTAGGAACAAAGTATGTAGAAAATAATACCTTTGGTGAAAGAGATGACGTAGAAGTAGAATTTAAACCTAAATACATTACATCTGCAGAAAAATCTTTTGTTGAACCTGGCGGCATGTACGATCAAGTTCAAACACCAAGAGCAGAAGGAAGATTTACAGAAATGAACCAAGGTGGTATTATGGACATAAATCAACTGTTAAGAAGAATTAGATAATGGCAATAGAAAAGAATAATCCAGACGATCAGATTGATATTCAGATCGAACCTGATTCAGCACAAGAAATACAACAACCTTTAATGGAAGGTGATGCAATGATCTTGGGCGACGGTTCAGCAATTGTCAATCCTGCAGAAGATACCTCAGACCAAGGAGCGTTCAACGCAAATCTTGCAGAATTAATACCTGATGATGAACTAGAAGCTTTGTCCTCTGGTTTAATGAGCGATTACGAATACGATAAAGATGCGAGATCTGATTGGTTAAAATCTTACACAGATGGATTAGACTTACTAGGATTTAAATACGAAGATAGATCAAAACCTTTTGCTGGTGCAAGTGGTGTCACACACCCTTTACTGGCAGAAACAGTCACACAGTTTCAAGCACAAGCTTACAAAGAATTACTTCCTGCTGAAGGTCCTGTTCGAACACAAATTGTAGGTGAGATAAATCCACAAGTAGAAGAGCAGGCTCAACGAGTTAAAGAATTTATGAATTATCAAATAGCTTATGAAATGGAAGAATATGATCAAGAGCTAGATCAAATGTTATTTCATTTACCATTAGCAGGTAGTTCGTTTAAAAAAGTTTATTATGATGCAGTTAAAGGAAGAGCAGTTTCTAAATTTGTCCCTGCAGAAGATGTAATCATTCCATACAATACAACTGACATGGAATCTTGTGAAAGAATAACTCACGTCGTCAAGATGATGGGTAACGAGTTACGCAAGAAACAAGTGGGCGGTATGTATCGTGATATAGATATTTCTGAAAGCCCTGTTGACAAAAATGATGCAGGTCAAAAGTATGATGAATTAGATGGTGTAACAGAAACATACAATGCAGAAGATATTGTGTTGTTAGAGTTTCATTGCGATTTAGACATACCAGGTTTCGAAGATAAGAACGCGACAACGGGAGAACCAACTGGTATTAAATTACCTTATGTGGTCACTGTTGACGAAGGTTCTGGAAAAGTCTTATCTATCTATCGCAACTATGCAGAGGGAGACATTCTACGAAAAAAGATTCAATACTTTGTTCATTACAAGTTTTTGCCTGGCCTTGGCTTTTATGGCTTTGGTCTTATACACATGCTTGGTGGACTATCAAGAACAGCTACATCTGCTTTAAGACAACTTATTGATGCAGGCACATTATCAAACTTACCTGCAGGATTTAAGGCAAGAGGATTGCGAGTTAGAGATGATGATGAACCTTTACAACCAGGTGAGTTTAGAGATGTAGACGCACCAGGAGGAGCAATCCGCGAATCCTTAATGTTGATTCCTTACAAGGAACCCAGTCAAACTCTTTTTGCTTTACTAGGATTTGTTGTAGACGCAGGTCGAAGATTTGCATCTATAGCAGATAATAAAATGGGCGAAGGATCTCAAGCTAATCCTGTTGGCACAACAATGGCTATTATGGAACGCGGCACGAAAGTGATGAACGCTATACATAAAAGATTACATTACGCACAAAAAGTTGAGTTTAAATTATTATCTAAAGTTTTCGCAGAAAGCCTACCTCCTGAGTATCCTTACGCTGTACGCGGTGGCAACAGAATTATTAAGCAACAAGATTTTGATCAACGTATTGACATACTCCCAGTATCTGATCCAAACATTTTTTCTATGGCGCAGCGCGTTACTCTAGCGCAAACACAATTACAAATGGCATCTTCGAATCCTCAAATGCATAATATGCACGAGGCATACAGAAGAATGTACCAAGCACTAGGTGTTAGAGACATAGATATGATTTTACCACCTCCTCAACAACCTCAACCCGAAGATCCAGGAATAGAAAATGCTAAGTCTTTACAGATGTTAGGACTCAAAGCATTTCCTGGTCAGGCACATCAAGCACACATAGACGCTCATAGAGCGTTCATGAGTTCTTTTTTAGTTGCAAACAACCCACCTACCATGGGTATATTGCAAGCACACATTTCTGAACACATTGCACTATTAGCAAGAGAAGAAGTTACAAAGAAAAACGCTCCACTTATCGAACAAGAAGCACAAAAAATGGGTGGAATGTTGCCTCCAGAGCTCTTGCAACAGTTTCAACAACAAAATGAGCTTGAAATCGCACAAAGAATTACCGAATTAACTAATGAAATGGTAAATGAAGAGCAAGAAATGATGAATAAAGACGATAAAGACCCGTTAATTAACTTAAAACAGCAAGAATTAATGCTCAGAGCTCAAGAAGTAAGACAAAATAGAGAATTAGCGGAGCAAAGACTAGATTTAGACCTAGAAAAACTTAATTTTGAAGGTAAAAAGTTAGAACAAAAGGATAATATTGATAAAGAACGCATACAAAGTCAAGAAGACATAGCAGATTTACGAGCTGAAGTGTCTTTAGCATCGAAAAGAGGTAAATAATGGCAAACGGTAAACTAAGTCCAAATATAATTAAGCTTTTAAAAAAAAAATACAGAAGACCTCCAGGCACAAGAGTGGGTGACACAAAAAAGATATCGCAAATGTTGAAAAAAGGTGCTAGCATACCCACATATATGGCAAGCAAAGGTGGACATGTTAAAAAAAGAACAAAAAAGAAAACTAAAAAGTAGTGATCCAAAAGAAATTTTAGATGAAGCTTTTAATTTTGCTGCAAAGTATCCTAATGATCCTATGGCTCTTAGTGCCTCGCTCATGGTTGTAGCAAAAACTATCTATCTAAATATTTTAGGCCCTGAACAAACTCAATATATGATGGACGCTTTTGCAAATGGTATTGACAACTATGAAGTCAAAAAAGCAACACTACATTAATGTCTATCTGTAAAAATTGCGGACACGAGTGTCATCACAGTAACGGTGGATCTTGTCATTGTGGTTGCGCTGATTGTAAACATGATGTACAAGAGGCAATCAACAAACTTAATAAAGTTTTGACTTTAACTGGAGATTCAGAATTAGAGGTTGTTTTTGAATCTGACTTTAGTTTAACAGAGCACTAGGAGGTTAACATGAAATTGGTAAAAGATGTAATTGAATGGCTCAAAGAATGGAATGATTGGAACATGAAAGACTGGATTAAAGCTGGTTTTGTTTGTGCAATCGTTTTAGTCGTACTGTGGAAGATGGGCGGAGCCTAAACCATGGTCTGGCAACTATTAGCTAAGCCCTTACTTGGCGTCGTCGCTGACGGCGTCAGGGGTTTTGTGGAGACAAAAAAAGCAAAACAAGAATTAGCTGTCACTGAAATCAAAGCAGCTAAAGCTATTAAAGAACAGCAGATCGCAGGAAAAATTAGCTGGGAGGCTTCAGCGGTCGATCAAATGAAGGGGAGCTGGAAAGACGAGCTAATTTTAATATGCCTGTTGGTTCCGGCAGTGGCAGTCTTCATACCCGGATGGACACCACATATTAAAGCGGGTTTTGAAGCCTTACACTCACTCCCTGATTATTATAAGCATCTCTTATATATCGCCTGTTCGGCGAGCTTCGGCATCAAGGGCGCGAAAGGAGCTATGGGACTAATCACTAAAAAGAAATAAAGAATGGATACAGTGTACATAGTAGATAAAATCTACAAAATAATTAGAACTAGACAAAGTCAAATAACTCAGTTAATAATCAGTAATCAAGTCAAAGATTGGAATGAATATCAAAATCATTTAGGTCAGCTTGATACATTAAACTATATTGAACAGGAACTCTCGGACCTGCTTAAAAAGAAACAGGAGCAAAATGAGTAATTTAATCTTACCCACGCATGTAGCGAAAGCCGTGCAAAAAAAGAAAATAGAAGCAGAAAAAGAAAAAGAGAAAAAAGAATCAGCAAAACTACCTGAGCCAACAGGTTGGCGCATATTAGTATTACCACACAAAGGTGCAGGTAAAACTAAAGGCGGAGTTTATCTTTCTGATAAAACAATTCAGGAAACTCAAATCGCAACTAATGTTGGATTAGTCTTAAAGGTCGGACCTGATGCATACAATGATAAAGATCGTTTTCCTAATGGCCCTTGGTGTCAAGAAAAGGATTGGGTTGTATTTGCAAGATACGCTGGTTCACGTCTAAATATTGAAGGCGGAGAACTACGCATACTTAATGATGATGAAATATTGGGAACAGTAGAAGATCCAGAAAGTATTTTGTCACCAGTAACACACTAAACATGGAGAAATAACCATGCCCGAAGCAGCAAAAGTAGAATCGTTAAAAGAGGATGCACTGATGGTTGATTTAGATACATCAGGTAAATCTGTTGACGTGGAATTAAAACCTACAAAAAAAGAAGAAACTGAAACTGAAGTTGTTAATGAAAAAGAAACAACTGAGGAAGTAAAAGAAACTAAAAAAGACGAACGAGAAGAATATAGTGACGGTGTCAAAAAAAGAATTGACAAATTAACTTATAAAATTCGTGAGGCAGAACGTAGAGAAAAAGAAGCTTTAAGTTTTGCAGAACAAGTTAAAAGAGAAAAAGACGAGTTACAAGGTAAGTTTGACAAACTAGACGATGGATATGTTAACGAGTTTGCAGGTCGTGTAAAATCAGAACTTGAAACAGCTAAGGTGGCTTTAAAACAAGCCGTTGCAGCAGGGGATGTAGATGCTCAAGTAGCGGCAAATCAAGCTCTTGCAAAGCTAGCTATTGAAGAAGAAAGAATAAAAGCGACTGAAGAACAGCGAAAAAAGTACGAAGATACTTTAAAAAACGCTGGACAAATAGGAGAACAGCCTGTACAAAATAATGTAACCCCTACTAGACCTGATCCTAAAGCGGAAGCTTGGGCGGAAAAAAACGAATGGTTTGGTAAGGACGAAGCTATGACATACGCTTCTTTTGGTATTCACAAGAAACTTGTGGAAGAAGAAGGGTTTGATCCTACCTCTGATGATTATTATGAGGAGATAGATAATAGACTTCGCAAAGAGTTTCCTCATAAATTTAAAGATGGGGGAGAGGTTCAAGAAGGCAAATCACCCGTTCAGACGGTTGCCTCTGCAAATAGAACCACAAGGTCTGGACGCAAAACAGTGAGGCTCACACCATCACAAGTAGCAATAGCTAAAAAATTAGGTGTGCCACTTGAAGAATATGCGAAATACGTGAAGGAGTAGGCATATGAATAAAATAGATGAAAATAAGACTCCACGCGCTGCTCAATCCCGCGAGAAAGCGACTCGTAGGAAACCATGGGCACCCCCGTCATCTCTTGATGCACCACCTGCACCCGATGGGTTTAAATACAGATGGATACGCGCTGAAGTGCTAGGTCAAGCGGATAGTAAAAACTTATCTGCAAGATTAAGAGAAGGTTTTGAATTAGTCAGAGCCGATGCAAACAGTGAATATCCTATCATTCAGGAAGGCAAGTATGCTGGTGTAATAGGAGTTGGAGGTTTATTGCTGGCTAAAATCCCAGTAGAAATCGTTGAAGAGCGAATGGCTTATTTTGCGGAGCAAACAAAAAATAAGGAAGAAGCAATTCAAAACGATCTACTGAAGGAACAACACCCCAGCATGCCGATCTCTAAACCAGAAAGGCAGTCTCGCGTAACCTTCGGTGGTACTCGAAAGGACTAATTTTTTAGCTCTTTTGTCCATCGAATAAATAATAAAATAAAAAAGGATGAGATAAACGATGGCAAATAAAGA